TATGTCAAATCAAATAACAACTGCTTTTGTACAGCAGTACAGTTCAAACGTACAAATGTTATCTCAGCAAATGGGATCATTACTAAGAGGAGCTGTGGATGTTGAGTCAGTAGTAGGAAAGAATGCTTTCTTTGATCAAGTTGGTAAAACAACTGCTCAATTGAGAACATCTCGTCATGCTGACACTCCACAATTAGATACACCACACTCAAGAAGAAGAGTAAGTCTTGCAGACTACGAGTGGGCAGATCTAATAGACAATGCAGACAAAGTTAGATTATTAATTGATCCAACTTCTTCTTACGCAAAAGCTGCGGCTGCTGCTATGGGAAGAGCGATGGATGATGTAGTAATCACTGCTTTAGGTGGAACATCATACACTGGTGAAACAGGATCTACTTCTGTATCACTTCCATCTGGACAGAAACCATACAGTGCATCTCAAACTGATGGTTTAACTATTGCTAAACTAAGAGAAGCAAAAAAAATATTGGACTTAGCAGACGTTGATCCTAGCTTGCCTAGATACTTCGTATGTGGTCCAACTCAAATCAACAATTTATTAGGAACAACTGAAGTTACTTCAAGCGACTTTAACACTGTTAAAGCTCTTGTTCAGGGACAATTAGATTCTTTCTTAGGATTTAAATTCATCGTTTCTAACAGATTGAAATTTGACGCAACTAACACTGACGACAGACTATGTTACGCTTTCACTCAAGATGCTATTAAATTAGCAGTGGGTCAAGATGTTGTAGCGAGAATAGATGAGAGAGCTGATAAATCTTACAGCACTCAAGTTTACTACTCTATGAGCATCGGAGCTACTAGAATGGAAGAAGAAAAAGTTGTGGAAATTGCTTGCGACGAATAATAATTAACAATAGGAGAATAAAATATGTCAAACGCAAATAGTGATCTAGTAACTAATTTTGTTGCTGTTCCTCAAGTATTAAGCTCTGCACAACAATTACATGGTGTGAAAAGAGTTGCAGCTGGAACAATAGCATTAGCAGTTGCTGATCTAGGAGCTAACGATACAGTTATGTTAGCACCAATCCCAAGCAATGCGAGTATTACTTCAATCAAAATCTTCAATGATGATTTAGATTCTGGTACTACAAACACTGCGGATGTTGGTATTTACAAACAAGATTTATCTGTTGTAGATGCTGACGCTTATGCTTCTGCTATTACTACTTTAAGATCTGCTAACACAACAGGTGTGGAAGTGGCTTTTGAAGCTAGAGATATTAACAAATGTGGACAAAAAGTTTGGCAAGATGCTGGACTTTCTGCTGATTCAGGATTGACTTACTTTGTAGGTTTATCTTTCCCAGCAGCTGGCGATACAGCTGGTGATGTTAGCTTTGTTATTGAATACACAGTAAGCTAATTACTACTTTAAATAGTGGGGACTAAAAATCCCCACTATCTACAATGAAGAAAATCAACGAAGTAAAAACCATTTTACATTTCCAAAATAAAGATTATATCTATCGTTATGTTCTAGTTGATAGATTTAAACATACATCAACTGCACATCATGGTTTTGATAAAGACTTAGAACTTACAGAGGCTGAGATCTTTGCATTGGTTAAACCTAGACAATTAAGACGTAAATATATTATAAAGAAAGATTAATATGGCATCAGTTGTAGAAATTTGTAATGGAGCATTAAATCAATTAGGTGCATCTACAATCTTAACACTTACAGAAGATTCTAAAAATGCAAGACTTTGCAATGCTAGATATTTAAATGTAAGAGATGCAGTATTTAGACATCATCCTTGGAACTGTTTATTAAAACGAGCTCAGTTACCAGCTGATACAGAAACACCAGCTTGGGGATTTACAAAACAATTTACATTACCATCAGACTGTTTAAGATTAATTAAACTTTTAGATTATGAATCTGATCATGTTGTAGAGGGTAGAAAGATTTTATCTCATTCCTCAACAATGAAAATATTATACATATCAAGAGTTGAAGATCCTAACGAATACGATCAATTACTAAGAGAAGTTTTAAGTGCTGCGTTAGCTGCTGATATTGCTTATGCAGTTACATCATCTAATCCAGTTGCTCAGCAAATGTATCAATTGTATCAAGAGAAATTAAAAGACGCTAGATTCGTAGATTCAACAGAAGGATATAATACAGATCAAGAAATGGGTATGGCATCTGTAGTAGATTCAAATACGTTTATTAACTCTAGGTTTTAAAAACCATGGCTAGAGTTGCTGTTCAATTAACAAACTTTACAGGTGGAGAATTATCACCACGTTTAGATGGTAGAAATGATCTAACTAAATACGCATCTGGTTGTAAGACATTACAAAACATGGTTGTCTATCCTCATGGATCTGCAGCAAGAAGACCAGGTACATCATTTGTAGCAGAAGTTAAAACATCATCAGCATTTACAAGATTAGTTCCTTTTGAATTTTCAACAACACAAACTTACATTTTAGAATTTGGAAATGAATACATAAGATTTTATAAAGACAGTGGTTCAATATTAGAAAGCAATTTAACAATTACAGGAATTACAAAAGCTAATCCTGGTGTTGTAACAGGATCATTCTCAACATCATCTTATCCAGTTGTTGAATCAACTGCAGTTTATACATCAGCAGGTACTGCTGTAACTACAGCTCCAGTAACTATGCCATCTAATATTATTACAGGTGATTTATTAATTATGGTTGTTAAATTAGGTTCAACTGCAACTGCAACAACTCCAACTGGCTGGACTTTACTTTCATCAAGATCATCAACAGGAAATTCTTATATCTATTATAAAATATCAGATGGATCAGAAACTAATCATATTGATTTAACAGTAACATCATCTCATGTTTCTGCAATTACTTATAGAATATCTAATTATGAAGGAACACCAGAAGCATCTTTTGCAGCTACTAACGTAAACGATCCACCATCATTAACTACATCTTGGAGTTCAACAAAGAATTTATTTATTGCTGCATGTACAACAAGACAATCTAATAATGCTTTTACTGCAGCACCAACTAATTATACTAATTTAAAAACTATTGGAGATCCTTCTGCTGGAACAACAACTCATGTAAGACTTGCAACAGCAACTAGAGAAGTTAATTCTAATATAGAAGATCCAGGAGCTTTTACTACAACTGGTACATTAGATAATCCTCATTCAGCAACTATTGTTGTTAAAGGTTTAACAACATCAGTTAATAATGGAGATACAGTTGTAATATCTGGTGTTGGTGGAATGACACAAGTTAATGGAAAAAGATTTATAGTTGCAAACAAAACAACAACTACATTTGAATTACAAGATATTGATGGAAATAATGTTAATACAACTTCTTATACAACTTACACATCAGGTGGAGTATTTAATAGAGTTTATACTTTAGCAACTCCATATAACACAGCAGATCTAGCAGATTTAAAATTTGCTCAATCAGCTGACGTTATGTACATTTGTCATCCTGATTATGCTATTCATAAATTATCAAGAACTGGTCATACAAGTTGGTATTTAGATGAAGTTGAATTTACAGCTGGACCACTATTAGATCATAATATTGAAGTAACTACTTTAACTGCGTCAGCAACAACTGGTAGTGGAATTACAATTACTGCATCTGATATTGTTGGGATTAATGGTGATACAGGATTTCAATCAACAGATGTTGGTAGATTAATTCATTTAGGAACAGGAAAAGGTTTAGCAAAAATAATAACAGTATCTAGTACACTTGTTGTAGTAGCAGATGTTATTGAAACATTATCTACAACTTCTGCAACAACCGACTGGGCATTAGGAGCTTGGAGCAAAACAACAGGTTATCCTTCTTGCGTATCTTTCTTTGAACAAAGATTAGTATTTGCAGGTACAACAGAAAATCCTCAAACATTATATTTTTCTAAATCAGGTGATTATGAAAACTTTGATGAGAATTATCATGGTACAGTAGCAGACGATGATGCAATTACTTATACCATTGCTTCTAACCAAGTTAATGCAATTAGATTTTTATCTGCAACACGAACACTAATCGTTGGCACAGTAGGTGGTGAATTCTCAGTATCAGGTGGTGGTACAGATGATCCTGTAACTCCAACAAATATATTAATTAAAAAACAATCTAATCATGGTTGTGCAAATATAGACGCTATACCAGTAGGTAACGTAACTCTGTTTTTGCAACGTGCTAAAAGAAAGATTAGAGAACTAGCTTATAACTTTGATGTTGATGGTTATGTTGCACCTGACATGACTATTCTTGCTGAACATATTTCAGAATCTGGAATTAATTCTATGTCTTATCAACAAGAACCTAATCAAGTTATTTGGTGTGTTAGATCAGATGGAAGATTAGTTGGTTTAACTTATCAAAGAGAACAACAAGTTGTTGCTTGGCATCAACATATATTTGGTGGTGCATTTAGTACAGGT